GGTGCGAAACGACCGCAAAATTCCGCTAGTGGCTGGTGGTGGGTTTTCGTAATTCCGCAAGGGGGCAATAGGTTATGTCGATGATGCTGAAGGATCTGGCCACCGCGCTCGGCGTCTCTGCGGCGACCGTGACGCGGGACGCCGCCGTCGGCATGCCCACGCACAGCGTCGACGCCGCCGCCGCCTGGCGCCGCGAACACCGCCGGCCGCGCCACCGCGCGCAGCAGCCGCCCGAAGGCGCCACCGCTGCCGGCCCGCCGCAGCTGCCCAGCGCCGCGCCCGACAAGCCCGACGACAGCGGCGGCGACTACTGGGCCAGCCGCGCCCGCCGCGAGCGCGCCGAGGCCGAGCTGGCCGAGCTCAAGCTGGCCGAGCAGCAGGGCGTGCTCATCCGCGCCGACGCCGTGCGCGCCGCCCACGCCAAGCGCCTGGCCGGCTTGCGCGAGGCGCTGCTGCAGGTGCCCGCGCGCCTGGCGCCGGTTCTGGCCGCCGAGACCGACCAGGCCCGCTGCCACGACACCCTGCAGCGCGAGATCCACGCCGTCCTGGCCAGCGTGGTGGCCGCCTGACCATGGGCGCCCGCGACCCCGTGCTCGACGCCGCGGCCGACGCCCTCGAGGCGCAGCTGTGGGCCGAGTACATGGCGCCGCCGCCGCACCTCACCGTCACCGAATGGGCCGAGCGCCACCGCATCCTCAGCGGCAAAGACAGCGCCGAGCCCGGCCCCTACCGCGTCACCCGCACGCCCTACGCGCGCGAGCCCATGGACTGCCTCAGCGCCCACAGCCCGGTGGAAGAGGTGGTGCTCATGTGGGGCGCGCAGACCAGCAAAACCACCATCGGCTCCAACTGGATCGGCTACCTGGCCGACGTCAACCCCGGCCCGGTGATGATCGTGCAGCCCACCATCGACATGGCCAAGCGCTACAGCCGGCAGCGCCTCTCGCCCATGATCGAAGAGAGCCCCCAGCTGCGCCAGCGCGTGCGCGAGAACCGCAGCCGCGACGAGGCCAACACCACGCTGCTCAAAGAATTTCCGGGCGGCTTCCTGGCCATCGCCGGTGCCAACAGCGCCGCCGGCCTGCGCAGCATGCCCGTGCGCGACCTCTTCACTGACGAAGAGGACGGCTACCCGATGGACGTCGACGGCGAGGGCGACCCCGTGCAGCTGGCCCGCGCCCGCCAGACCACCTTCGCCCGCCGCAAGCACCTGCGCACCAGCACCCCCACCACGCGCGACTTCAGCCGCATCGAGGCCGCCTACCTGGCCAGCGACCGCTGCCGTTACCACGTGCCCTGCCCACACTGCCACGAGCTGCAGCCGCTCGAGTGGGGCGCCGCCACCGAGCACGGCGTGAAGTGGAGCAAAGACGCCGACGGCCGCGCCCTGCCGCACACCGCCCACTACGTGTGCCGCCACTGCGGCGCGCAGATCGCCGAGCACCACAAGTCAACCATGCTGCGCGATGCCGCCGCCGGTGGCCAGGCCCTGTGGGTGGCCGACGCCGCCGGCGCGCAGGGCGGCCGCGTGCGCGGCTTCCTGCTCAGCAGCCTGTACAGCCCGCTGGGCTGGCTGAGCTGGGCCGAGCTCGTGGCCGAGTGGCAGCGCGCCATCGACGCCAAGCGCTCGGGCGACACCAGCCTGCTGCGCGTGTTCGTCAACACCCGCTTGGCCGAGACCTTCGAAGAGCAGGGCGACAAGGCCGACGAGCACGCTCTGCGCCGCCGGGCCGACGATCAACCCCTCGGCCTGGTGCGCTGGGGCCTCTTCGTCTGCACCATGGGTGTGGACGTGCAGGGCGACCGCCTCGAGGCCTACACCTGGGCCTGGGGCCGTGGCATGGAGCGGCAGATGGTCGACCGCCGCGTCTTCTACGGCGACCCGGCCCTGCCCGAAACCGAAGCCGGCAGCCCCTGGGCCGCGCTCACCGAGCACCGCCGCACGCCCATCCAGCACGCCGGCGGCCGCCAGGTGCCGCTGCTGGCCTGCGGCATCGACACCGGCGGCCACCACACCCAGGCCGTCTATGCCTACGTGCGCCACCACCAGCACGGCAACGTGCTGGCGCTCAAGGGCAGCAGCCAGCAGGGCCGCAGCATCCTGGGCAAGCCCACCGAGCAGGATGTGAACTGGCGCGGCCAGAAGCTGAAGCGCGGCGTGAAGCTGTGGCCGGTGGGCACCGACACCGCCAAGGCCGAGATCTACGGCCGCCTGCGCCTCGAGCAGCCCGGCCCGGGCTACGTGCACCTCAGCAAGCAGATGCCCGGCGACGTGTTCGAGCAGCTCACGGCCGAGCGGCTCGTCACGCGCTACGTCAAGGGCCACCCCAAGATGGAGTGGGTGAAGCCCGCCGGCAAGCGCAACGAGGCACTGGACTGCGCCGTGTACGCCCTGGCCTGCACCGTGTGGCTGCACATGGACCGCTGGCGAGATAGCGAGTGGGCCAAGTGGCAAGAGCGCGTCGAGGCGCGCGACCTCTTCGACGCCACCCAGCCGGCCGAGGCCCCGCCGCCAAAGCCCCAGGCCGAAGCCCCGCAGCCCGACCCCCTGCTGCGCCCCAGTTCACGCCGCCGCGCGCCATCGCGTGGTGGGTTCGTCACAAGTTGGTAAGCCCCAGCCGCATGCAAAACGACATCATCATCGACACCCTCGACACGCTCGTGGCGCTGCTGCAGCGCAACGGTGGCGTGTACTTGCCGGCGCACCGGTCTGAGGCCGAGCGCATCGCCAGGGCGGCCTGGGGCGGCGATCGGCCCTACGTGGCCAAGGTCGGCGAAAGCCAGCAGCAGGCCATCAGCGAGCGCGACCGCGCCATCGTGCGCGAGTACCGCCGGGGCGCGCACGTGCCGCTGCTGGCCAGGCGGCACGGCCTCAGCGAGCGCCGGGTGAGGGCGATCCTGCAGATGGACCGGCAAGAGCCGCCCGCGGCCGCGCCTTGCCTTACCGGCGGCCGCCCATCCGGCGAGGCTACGCGGAGTCCCAAACCTGCCCGCGCGCGGCAGCAAGGGGAGCCCACAGCCGCCTAGACGCATGCCGACCACACCCGCCGCCGTTGCCACGCCCCTGGAAATCAGCGCGACGAGCGGTGCCAGCGTTTCGTTTGGGGTTGGTGCGCCCCCGCCCCCGCCACCCCCGGCCCCCACCATCACCCTGTCCTCAGACGGCGCCGCAGTAGCGGGCACGGCCGAGGCCATCACCGTGACGGCAGCCAACCTGACCGGCCCGCTCACCGTGACGATGGAGAGCGTGAGCGGCCCCGGCGTGAGCTGGAGCCCGACGACGGTGGCGCCTGCGCCTGGCGAGCTGGTCAAGCTGTCGATGGCCACCTGGGCAGCGGCCGGCACCGCGCAGGTACGCGGCACGGCTCCGGGCGGGATCGTGAGCAACACGCTCACGGTGGCGGTGAGTGCTGCGCCGGCTCCAGGCCCCACGCCGCCCCCGCCGCCGCCCCCGCCATCCAGCGGCGCGATGGCGCTCACCCTCAGCAGCCCCACCAGCGGCGCGCTGCCCTTCGCGGCTGGCTTTGCCTTCAGGCAGGGCGACATCCCCGCGGGTCAGGGCGTGGTCGTGTCAGGCGCCACAGCGCAGGCCACGATCCGCAACGCCTGGCCCGATGGCTCGGCCAAGTTCGCCCTGATCGCCGGCACCTACACCAGCGCGGGCAGCCCGGTCACGCTCACGCTGAGCGCGGGCACGGCCAGCACGGGCACGGCCCTCACCACGTCCGACCTCGACGCAGCCATGGCCGGCAACAACGTGGTCATCGAGGCTCAAGGCCTCGGCCTGGCCTCGTGGAGTGCCGGCGCTGACTGGGCCACCCCGTTCGCCACGCTGGTGAGCGGGCACCGCATGTCGTCGTGGACGTACCGCAAGCAGATGGGCAGCGACGCCCACCTCGTTGCGTGGCTCGAAGTGCGGCTCTACGCGGGCGGCGTGGTCGAGGTGCTGCCGTGGATCGAGAACGGCTATCTCACCGTTGCCAGCGCCGGCACCAAGACGGCGCGCCTCACGTTCGCGATGGGCGGCACGACACGCTATGACTCGATCAGCGACCCCGATTACACGTCCACCTACTCGACGGTAGTCGCGGCCAGCGGCGCCGTCAGCATCGCCGCGCAGTGCCGCGCAGTGCTGGTGTCGGGTGGCGCCACGTCGCACTGGCTCGGCACCAATCCGCAAGTCACGCCCGCGCCTGATCGCGCGTACCTCGCCGAAACCAAGCTGGTGCCGACCTACCGGCCGACCACCATCGACGAGGCCTCGCTGGCGGCCCTCACCGCGCAGTACCGCCCGATGCGGCTGGCCCACTTGCCCGAGGGCATGGGCGGCGGTGGCTACGAGGCCGGCATCGGCCTGCTGCCCAATCAGTCGGCGCTCTACCTCGTCAGTGGTGACGCGCGGGCCTACCGTGCCGTGCTGGCCGCGGGCCTTTCGCTCGCGTCCTACAGCATCCACTACCGCGACCAGGCCACGAACCGGCCGATCCTGTTTGCCTCGCACCCGGACAAGAGCACGAACACCGGCAGCGACGTGATCCCCACGCCGAGCGGATCGAGCCCCTACGCCTACGCGCAGTCTCACCACCCGGCCGCGGCCTACCTGCCGTACCTGCTGACCGGCTGGAATTGGTTTCTGGAGGAGATGCAGTTCCAGACCACGCTGCACTACCTCGCCAGCATCCCCGCGGCGCGGCAGTCGGCCAGCTACTTCTTGCACCCCTCTGCCAACCACTTCGGCAGCAACAACCAGGGCGGCCCGCGCGCGATTGCGTGGCAGTGGCGCACCCTGGCGATGACCGCCGCTGTCACGCCCGACGCTGACACCACGATGCGCGGGCAGTTCGTCTCTGCGCTGAACTACAACGCGCAGGCCTACCGGCAGATTCACGAAACTGGTACATGGGCCGGCGGCCTCTCGTGGGCGCCGAACGCCCTCGGTTTGTCGTGGGAGCCCGGCTTTCCTGCCACGGAGAGCGGCTTCGTCATCGGCGCCCCGTGGCAGGACGACTTCATCACCATGTCCGTGGGCTTCTGCTGGGATCTGGATGTCGTCACCGACACCGCCCGCAAGGCCGACTTGCGCTGGTTCCGTGACTTCAAGTACCGCGCCGCTGTCGGCCGACTCGGAAGCCAGAACGACGCCGACGAGTGGAACTACCGCGATGCGGCGCCCTACCATATGTACCTCGGCACGCCTGGGGGTGGTGGCACCACGATGGCGTGGTTCGCGAGCTGGGGCGCGGCCTACACCGCGAACGGCCCGATGCGGTCAGGTCCTGCGGGTGCCAACACCGGGCAGACCGGCAACGACCTACGCGGCGGCAACATCAGCAGCGACGGGATGGTCAATTCGTACTGGGCCAACATCCAGCCGGCCATTGCCTACGCGGTTGACCACGGCGCACTGGGTTCCGTTGACGCTTACAACCGCATGACGGGTGCGAGCAACTACACCACGGCGGCGGCGGCCTTCAGCACGACGCCCGGATGGGGTGTGCGGCCTCGTCTGACGCTGCCGTATTCGCTGCCGAGCGCGGGGCAGTCTGTCGCCATCGGGGTCAACAACGCCATGAGCGTCAACCCGGCCGCCGCTGGTTGGACGACCTCGGCTTGGGACTACAGCAACTTCGGCAGCTACGGCGGTGGCGTGCTGTCCACGACGTACTCATCGCTCGGTGCTTACGTGCTCGCCGGCATGGGCGGCCATAACCACCCCGACAACCTCGGGGCCCTGGTGTTCGACTTCACCACTGCGCTGTGGTCGCGCTTGGACAACGCCAACGGGGTCGCGCTTAAAAGCTCAACGCCTTGGAGCTGGAACGAATCCACAGAGTCGAACGGTTCGCCCTACTTCGAGGTTACGGGCACACAAGTTCCGCTGCCTCCGCACCCCTACGGCAACGCGGTCCATTTGCCAACAGGCGCTCTCGGCGGCTATGCCTACGTCACGCGCGCTGCTGTCGGTGTGGGTGCGTCGGTTTCGGCCGGCTCGCATGTGTTCGACCTCGCGACTCGTACATGGTCGAGGCTAACCAGCAACCTGCCGGCCCGTGCAGACACGGAGAGCGACAGCCTGTACGACGCTGCCAGAAGCAGGGTTTGGGTTGTCTCGGCCACGCAGCAGAACTACCGGAACGTCGAGTATCTAGACCTTGCCGACATGACGTTCAAGCTGACTGCCAACAGTCCGGGATTCCACCCCGCTGCATTGGCCGGCTTCAAGCGCTCGATGCTGCATGACGGGTTCATCATCAAGAACGCCGGCGCCCAGGGTTTGTGGCTGTTCGACCCCGACGACTCGGCGGCCGGTTGGCTTTCGCTCACCGTAACCGGCACGCTGCCACCCGTCACCAACAACCGCTGGGCGC